GTAAGCTTCTCCTAGCTGGGGGTAAGCTTCCTAGGTTAGCAGTTTATAAGTCCAGGCAGATGCTAGTAACCTGGATTATGTGCATTGTGTGTATATGGGAAGCTTTATTCAAACCCGGCAGCGTCATCGCGCTAATCTCTCTCAAAGAGGAAGACGCCGGAAAACTTATCGGGCGGATGAAGGTGATATACGATCACCTACCAGAGCACTGGAAGCTAGCTCTGCCTCCTGTCAAGTTCTACAGAGGGAAGAAGGGTATTATACTGCGGATGATCGTAGAGCATCCGCTAAGTGAAGGCCCACCTAGCACGATAGAGGCGTTCCCTCAAAACGGTAATCCTGGGCGCGGTGAAACTCTCTCACTAGTTTACTGGGATGAAGTAGGTGAGTGCGATGATAGAGAGTGTAGGAATATGTACGCTTCACTTCGTCCTACACTAGAGAACGGTGGGCGCTTAATTATGTCCAGCACTCCTCCGCGTGACCCTGAGCATTTCTGGGAGCATTTTTGTACTAACCAATATTTCGGAGATTAATGAAAACATATTTATTTATAATTTGCCTGTTCCTAGTAGCCTATGAAGGGGTTGCTCTTATCAATAGGCCCGCAGGGGATACTATCTCCGAAGTCGTGTGGTACTTAAGCCGCCGACCCATAGTTCCTTTCTTGTTCGGTCTTTTATGCGGGCACTTCTTTTGGCAGAGGCTTGACTAATGCCCACTCCCTACACACAAGCAGAACCGCAGGCCCCTATTGAGGGTGTCGAGCCTATCGAACTTAAAAACTTCGCTAGCAACGAGACTGTTGTAGCTGATCTCAAAAAGAAGATTCAGATTGCGACTAAGGCTCGCGATAACCGGCGCGCTAAGGTAGAGGGAGACTGGACGCGCTACCGTAACGTCTACAATCTTAGGCGTACTCAGTCATTCTATGATGGTCGCAGCAAGTTATTCTTAGGCGTCCTGAAAGACGCCGTAGATACTCTTACTAGAATTGCTAAAGACTCTATCATGTCCGATCCCTACATAGCTGTAGAGACTCCCCTTGATAGTAAGTTCGGTGAAGTGGCAGTTGATTTCTATAAGAGCTTGTTAGAAGACCAAGCTAAGATTCGTGGTAAGGTTAGTATGCTGCTTCGCCAGCTTTACATCATCGGAACTACTTGTGTGAAGTTTGGATGGAAAGAAGTAGAGAGACAAGTCAAGTACCGCGAGAAGAGCAGTGAGACAGGCGACCGAGAGATTAAATCACGAAAGCAGTATGAGTGCTATGGCCCTACTCTTGATGTTGTCGATATGTCTCATGTCTATGTGTGGCCTGAGACTGCTACCGACTACAACGACCTACGGATGGTCTGGGAAGATGCCACTATTACATTCGATAAGCTTAACGTACGAGCCAGGAAGGGCTGGTACTCCCAATCTGCGGTAGATGAAGTCATTCACGAGAAGTGTGATAAGCTAGAGAAAGAGAAGAAAGCTACTTCTCAGTCTAAGCAAGAGACTGGGAACGAGATTGATCTAGCAGAAGACGAAGTAGATATAACGGACTTGTGGGTTCGTTATCGCCTACCGGACGCTGACAAGGAAGAAGATGAGACTTGGGTTTGGGTGACGTACTCAGGAGAAACTATTCTTCGAGTCCAAGAGAATCCCTGGTGGTTTAATACTCCACCTTACCTGTTTGGTGCTCTCTTCCGCGAGCATGACTACTTCTACGGACATGGAATCGTAGAAGGCTTGGAAATGTGGCAGTACATGACTAACGATCTAGTCAACCAGACTATGGACGCTGGCACATTCTCCCTCAATCCTATCACTATTTTTGATCCCGCTGGTGTAGACGACCCGGACATGTACCAAATTGAGCCGATGGCTAAGTGGCTTATCGCCCCTGACGCCGTACGCTTCGAGAGACCCCCTGCACAGATGAGCATTGAAGGGCTTAACATGGTTAAGTTCCTTATCAATGTTATGCAAGACCAGTCTAAGGCGAATGGAATCGTTAGCGGATCACCAAGAGAAGGCATGGGGCGTGCTGTAGGCACAGCAACAGGAGTTAGTCAGATTGCGGCTGCTGGGAATTCGGCAGTGATAGACCAAGTTGAGGAACTAGAGACTCAACTGTTCACGCCCCTTTTGAAAATGAACGAGATAGCATGTCACCAGTTCATGGATGACAGTGTGACTATCCGTATGACAGGGCCTGACGGTGTGCTTTTAACAGGACGGATCATAGAACCGCAGGACTTGGTGCTGTCTAGCGACATTCGTTGGATAGCAAGCTTGCGCCTGAGAGAGAAACTAAGCAAGTCTCAGCAGATGTTGAACTTACTTAACATCGCGATAGGCATCCCGCCTGACCTAGCACGTCAGCAGGGCTTCGAGATTAACTATAAAGACCTGCTTATTGACACAGCTACAGGCATTGGGGTGGATCATGCCAACAAATATGTGCATGACCTTACAGTAAGCTTACCCGGTATTCCTCCCGAGCTAGAAAGAGAGCTTACTAACGCAGGTCGTAAGGTAGAAGCTCCCTCTGGTATGCCTATGGAATTCTACATGGCTAGAATTCAAGCTCATATGACCATGCCGATGCCAGATAGCCCGCTTGCTAAGATGAGAATGATGGAATTAGTCCACTCTTACCAAGCAAAGATGGAACAAGCGCAGCAAATGCAGATGATGCAGCTACAACAGGCTACACAAGCCGGCGCGAGTGGCGCAGGAGGGGTGCAAGCTGTCCCAGGTGGCGCGAATAGGGGGCCAGTAGGCGGATCGCCGGCGGTACGCCCCCAAGAACAACCCAACGGAGCTAGCGAAGGCGAAGCCGGAGCTGGCCTGATGAGCCTTTTAGGCGGAAATACGGGCCAATGATAGATATTAAAGAGCTTAGCAAAGAAGACGAGCTAGTAATCCTAGAAGAAGGTCTCAAATCACGCTTCTGGGAAGTAGTTACAGCACGATATCAGCATATGATCTTTACTACTATGGGCGCGGCCTTGTCCGAACGGACAGAATCTAGGGAATGGACAGCAGGTAAGGCAACAGGGATGAAAGATGCTCTAGCTTACCCAGCAACTAGGGTAAGAAACTTACGAACCATGACTAAGGAGAAGAAGGAGGAATAAATAGTGAAGAGATTTCTACCAATTATCGGTTTGATTGTAGCTTTGACGGGCTGCTCAGTAGTGGGCGATACTATTAAGCCAATTTTGACGAATGACCTTGTTAGGACCAGTGAGATAGCAGAGAAGTATGGTAAACCGGACGTTAAGCAGTGCGCAGACTTCCTAAATGCGGCGCTTAATGCGGAAGATTCGAGAAGTTCCCAGATTGACGCACTCTTGAAAGAGCCTACGGACGGTATTCTGAGTTCCGCCCTTAAAGCGGCCATCTTAGCGGACTTAGTACGCTCTTTTAACGACCCTGCGATGCAGGCCAAGCTTCGAGCTGACTTTGACGCTAATTGCTCGAAGGTTGCAGGCCAGATCATGCTTGATCTAGCCCGGCAGGCCCGTAAAGGATTCACCCGGCAGTTTTAAACAAAAACCTTACAGTTAATGTAAGGATTTTGCAAGTTAGTAAATTCGTGACACCCGGCATTTAGCCATTTAGCCGGCAAACACGTAAACAGGAGGGAATTATGGCAGAAGACACAGAACAGGTTGAAGGCCAAAATTTAGACCCGGCTGAAGACCAAACATCGACGGAAAACACTGAGGAAACTCAGTCTCAGGAGTCGTCACCTGATAAAGAAGATTGGCAGGGCAAGGCTCGTGCTTATGAAGTGCAGCTTGCTCGGCAGGAAGAACGTAACCGCTACCTAGAACAGACTGCTAGGTTGCTTGAAGAGAATAGCAGGCGGAATATCCCGCAGCCAGTGCCGGATAGTCTGAGTCCTGAATTAACGGAGCTAGACCGTACACTAGACCCACTATTCTCGAAGCGTATTAAAGGTCAATTTGAACCGCTACAAAGCGCTATCGCTGAGGCTAAAGATGGCTTAGATGCTGTCCGGTTTGAGACCTATCTTACGAGAAATAACCCTGATGTATTCGACAACGAAGACTCACTTAATAGGGTTTATCAGCAAGTAGAGCAGATCAGACAACAGGCCGCGCAACTATACGGAAAGTATCTTACTCGCGTGGACGCTTATACATACCTGCAAGGGTTGGAAGCTAGTCACACGAAGAAGCAGGCGCGACAGACTAAGAAGTCTACCCAAGTGACAGAAGAAGCCAAGAGGCAGCTTCAGAACCAAGCCGCAAAAGGCGGGGATAACAAGGGAGACGCTAAGAAGGTAGAGGGCGGAAACATAGACGCAATTCGTCGGCGCGCAATGGCCGGTGAGAGGCTAACTCCTGTCGAGAAGGCGGCCTTTAAGAAGCATTTGGAGAATGCTCAGTTTTAATCTTCTAGCTAATTCCTAGGAGAGATTCTTAAATGGCTATTACCACAAGTGCAACTCTCGCTGATGATGTATCTCTATACATCCGCGATGAGTTGTTAGACATTGCTGAGAGGAATGTCACCTTCGCACAACATGCGTTGATGGCTCCTATTCCCCAGCATAACGGCAAGACTTGCCAATTCTCGCGCTACCCGCGCTTGGCGTTGCCGATGATCCCTGCGACGGAAGGTGAAACTCCTACGTCAGTTGCTTACTCGGTTGAGGAAGTGCACGCGGTTGTCGATCAATGGATTTTGATCGTTGCGATGACTGACCTAGCGCAGATCACCATTAAGCATCCGCAGGTTCCAATTGTTACCGAGCTGCTTGGCTTGGCGGAGGCGGAACTAGTTGACCGTGAGATTCAAAAGGCTCTCATGGCCGGCTCAGATGTCGTGTTCGCTAATGCGGTTGCTGGCTCTAACACCGTACGGTCTAACTTGACCACCACGGACGTAGTGAATGCTACCGAGATGCGTAAGCTATGGGCTATCCTTAGCCGTAATGGCGCGCGCCGAATTGGTGTTAACTATGTGTTTATTTGCGATCCCGAAGTGTCGCAGGACATTGCGGGAGAAGATAAGTTCCTGAACGCTCACGAGCTGGCGAACGCCAAGCAAATCTACAACAACATGATTGGCTCGTGGCTAGGGTTTGACGTTGAGGTGAGTAACTTCATCCCGACTGTCGCCCTTGGCGGTGCAGGTGACTGGACAGTCGCGGCTGCGACCATCACTAACACTTTTAACAATGGCGAGACTGTTAACGTCATGTTGGAAGCGATCAATTCGAGCACGGGCTTGGTTGAGAAGGTGTTTGCTGTTGCGGTGACGACTGTTACCACGGCTGAAGGCGTTAACGTGACCGTGCCTTCGACTGCTGGTTTCTTGTATAACGTGTACGTGTCCAATACTAACAACGACGCGACCATCGCTAAGCAACAGCTATACGCAGAAGCGCAGGCTCCTAGTACGGTTGTGGCTGTGTCTGGTTTCCCGACTTCCGATGATGAGGCTCGACGGCCCCAGCAAGCTCCTGCTTCTGGTGTTACCGTGCATACTTCATATGCTATCGGAAAAGAAGCGTATGGGATGGTGAAGCTCAGCGGCGATAACCTTCGTGTCCTTATGACCGATGGCAAGCCGTCTGATAGCGATCCGGCTGCCCAACGTAAAAAGATTTCCCTCAAGGGGTCTTTCAAGGCGTTGGTCCTTAATGCGGACTGGGTACAGCGCATTGAGTCCGGTTCAGCGTTCTAGAGATTAACTTCCTAAACGTGCGTTGGAGAGCGTTATACCCCAACTTCTAACTAGGTAGAACGATGTTAGGGGCAGCCTAGTTAACTGCCCCTAGCTTTAATAAGGGAGATTCCCGAATGATTTCATTAGAAGAAAAAGACGAAGCAGCTAATAGCGCCGTCTCAAAAGACTTCGCCACTGCGGTACAAGATGGCCGCAAAGACGTAGTGAAGAAGAAAGTAATTCAAGTATCTAAAGCCGGTACGCCCGGGGATGTTGCTCATTACCACAAAGCAGAGAATGCAGTCGAGGAATGGCAAGCTCCTTGTCACTGGGTTAAGCATAGGGTCAGCACTAAAGGTGGCTTTATGATTAACGAAGTACGCTATGATGGTGAAGTAGTCGTACCCCAATGCACTGCTGACTATCTTGCTTGGCAAGAAAGCATGCGTGCTCAGTATGAGCAGGGTATCTATCGTAGCAAGAAGATCAACAAGGTTATCGGCAACGTCTAATGGCCGCCCCTAAGACATTACCTGGAGTCAAGAAGGTTCCTGTAATCTGCCCCACTCGGGATGAGCAGGGGGCAGTAGCACGCACAGTAGCCCTCTTATGGAATACGATCTTTGCTACAGGCAGGCTGCCTGTTTACGTTCACGCTAGCTGCTATGGCTACGCAAGAGTGCGCACTTCATCGTTCGAAGAAGCCCGGAAGAATGTTGATAGTGATATAGTACGTGGCTTTCTAATTGATGACGACATTCTCATCAGCGATGGTGATGCACTGTACGACGCAGTAATAACTGCTGACAAATATAACTGGAACATTGTAGCGCCTTATCGTACGAAGCATAATCATATATGCCTCTGTGATGAGACAGGCACGATGCTCACAGTAGAACAGTTTAGTAAGCTAGAACCCTATGCCCAAATCCCACTAGCAGGCTTAGGATTCTATTATGGCGACATACCCCTTAAGTATGAATTCCATGCTGACGGTAAACCATTCGCCGGAGAAGACTTGAACTTCTGGCATGACAACCCACAGCTGAAGCCTAGGGTTGCTCCCCTGCCACTAAAACATCTGAAAGTAATCCCAATTTAAGGAGTACCTACAATGTCCGATGAGAAGAAAGAACCAGGATACGTTATCCAGTACATGAAGCAGACTAGCATGCTTGGTGAGTCGATTAGTGTTAGCACTAGCCTCACCAAAGAAGCTACCCAAGACCAGCTTGAATTTG